TACAAAAACAAGAGTGTCATAATTCTGCGCATAATGAAGCTGCTTAATCTCTGCAAGACTCGCCCAGGGAGTGTAGACAGTCTGTACAACAGAATACCCAGTAACACCTCTCTGCCATATACAGATTCTTCCCGGCTCGCTTCCTTCTGTCTGAGCACTGTAATCAGGATTAAGGCCCACTTCCAATATAAAAACAAGATTCTTGTCTACAATAAATGGAATAATGCGGTTATCATCAGAAAGTTCTGCAATGCGCTGAGTTCCTACACGGCGCTTAATACCACCAGTAGGAATAATATCAAAGTTTTTAATAGTAGCAGCACCCTGATAGTACTGCTGAATATCAACACGGCCATTCAAGTTAGGGCTAAGTTCGCCGGATGCAAAATTAGTTATGAGCATATTCACCATCCTTTGTAAGTCCAAGCTGATCAGTCCACCACTTGTTACCTGTAGCACGGTTACGCGCCTGAGCTGCAGAACGTTTCATAGCTCCATCAGCAATCAAGCGGGCCTCATTGTAAAGCATCTGATACTTATCTGTTCCGCCAGTGAGTTTAAGCGCAATACTGGCAGCCAGCTTACACTCAACATAAGCGGAAAGTTCCGGATCCTTAGAAAAGTCCGGCTGGCCGTAAAAGTTATAATCTTCTTCGATTCTTATGTAATATGTTTTAGACATGTCAAAAGTAGTCTCTTTGACATAATCGCCGTTTTCATCTTTGTAGTAATATTTATCAACATCTGCCGCTATAGGGCTCGTTACCTGCTGGTAAACATATTTTCCCGTAAAATAACTGCGGATATAAAGCAGTATTACAGATTCTTTATCGCAATATAAAAATCCGCCTTCAACAATATAAGGCTCCCCGTCGTCTACAGAGACAACATTAGCGCAATCCATAGGCAATGCGTACATATAAGCAAAGCCCGTAAGGTTTTCTTCTGCTTCTTCCGCTTCCATTTCTTCGGGTGTAATAGGAGTAAGCCTTGCTCGTTTTTTCTGGCTGGTCCAGTTATAAGATGATAAAGCCTCTTTTATTGTCGCAAGATAAAAGTCCTTTACAACACGAACGCGGCTGCTTGTTGCGTCGCTCCATTCAGTTTCTGTTATAGGCTCTTCTCCGGCCTTAGTAAAAGCACGGGCCACCAAGTCTCTGTCAATATTCATAAACCTTACCAAACCTTACTAAACGTTATCAAAACGCCATATAGCGTTATCAAAAAAGGCACGGCACTTAAAAGCACCGTGCCTCTGTAAATCAAAAGCTGTTAAAGCTTTACAAAGTGGCCGTTTTCGTCAACAGGCGGCTTAGCCGATTCAGGAAGTTCTACAACATCATCTGCATGATAAAGTGTTTCATTCCAGTAACAGGTATTTTTTACCTTGTATTTAACAAGCTTTTCTTTCTTTTCGGTTTTATCTCCAGTTCCGATCTGGTTTTCAAGCATAGTTTCAGCCATACATTACACTCCCGGATAAACATCCATGCAGGCAGAAATTTTACCAGCAGTATGTGTACCAACGCCTGTAACGGCTGCACGCATATACTTATAATTCCAGTTCTGAGGAATGTGAACGTCAAAGTTCGCATCCTTTGTAAGCTTTGCTTCCAGGATAACTGGAGACTCGGCAACTGTAACATAAGTAGAGTTGTCATTACTTCCCTGTACCAGAAGCTGTACGGAAGTACCACCAACAGCCGCAGTCTCAACAATAAAGTTTACTGCTCTGTAAGAAGGGTCTGCCTTGTCAATCTTAAGAACATTTCCAAGAGCGTCTGTACCGGCGCTTCCAAGAGAAACTGAACCAAAATTAAGGGCAGCATCAAATCTTGATTTCTGCATTTTTGCATCTCCTTTAATAGATTTTCCCCGCAAAAGCAGGGATTTTTTTAGACTACCTGTGATTCAGTCATCAGGATAGAAGGACACTTACGGATTCTTCCTTCACCAATCTGGAGCACATCGTTACCCCATGGGTCTTTTGCAGGGTAAATAACGTTAGACTTCTGGTTAGCAGTCCAGTTCAAAATACCCTTAATAACCGGGTTACAAGCGATTGTAACAGTACCGCCGCCAGCAGCAAGATTGTCGATATTTGTTGCAATATACTGAGCAATCTTTTCGCCGATGTTGTTAGCAGTCTTATCAATGTTTGCAAGACGGATAACAGATTTTGAGTTACGTACAGCAAGTCCGCGTGCAATGCGGTAGTGTGTTTTGTAACCCATATATTCTTTTCCGTTGCTGTCCTTAATGAGCATACGGCCCAGGTTTTCAACTTCAACACCAAAAGTCTTATGTCCTTTAGGATAGATAAGATGTGCCTTATCACGTGCCCATTTGATAAGATAAATTGATGTAAGATTGTTACCTGTACCGCCCATATCAATAACAGTTTCACCGTTAATCTTGTTAAGACGGTGTGCAAAACCGTTAGTATAATGCGGATCCGCATCATGATTACCGTACATAATGTCATCAGTCATATCCTGAGACAGTCCTTCAAGGAATGCTGCCTGCTCACTCATAAGCAGTTCTGCCTTGTGGTTGGCATTGTCAAAGCCAGCTTCATCAATAAGCTGTGCATCAACTTCTGAGAAGATTTCAATGTTAGAAATAACATCTTCAATAGTCTTTGTCTGGCTAGAAGATTTTCCAACACCTTCGTTTAATCCTCTGTGCTCACCGTGAGGGAGTGCAGTTCTTACAAGAGTAGAGTGAATTGTACCTTTGTTTGCTTCAACTAAAGGTGCATCCAGAAGAAGCTCGTCAAGCCTTGCAAGCTCTTCAATAATCATACGACAATCTGGATTATTACCGTTAAGTCGTCTTGCTACTTCGAGAGAAGTAAGCTGGTCTGTTAAACTCAAAACAGCCATATAGAATTCTCCTTATTTCTTAAAGAAAGAGAAGGTGCCGCCTTCTCCAATAGACTTATAATCGTCGGCTTTACCACTGGTATTACCTGGCGATCCCGCCTCAGCACTCATTTCACCAAGATTAATAAAGAGTTTTACCACTTCATAATCTCCCAGAAGTCCGGCATTGTTAAGCTTTTTGCCAAGACTCTTACCGCCGTAAGCGTTTAGCCCGCGCTTAAGCATTTCTATCTTTACCGGATAGTCATTGCCGTACTCTTTTTTGAGCGCTGTCTGAGTTTCGTGCGCCTGTGCTTCAAAAGCAGCTTTCTGCTGTTCTGCAGCGTTTTTCATCGCACTTGTTCCCACTTCTTTAAGGCTCTGGTAGAACGCCTTTGCCTGTGCATCAGTGAGATTATTCTTAAAGGCCAATTCACGGAACATCTTAGCGTCGTCACCTTCAATAGAATACTTATCAGCACTTTCAGGCTTTCCAAGTTCTCTATAAAAGTTTTCAATTTCCTCAGCGCTTGCGTTCTCTCCAGGTTTCACAATGCTATTCCCCAGTTTGCCCTCAAGCTCCAAGTAAGATTTAGCAAGGTCGCCGACTTTCCCAAATTTCTTGAGTTTTTCAGCTGCGCCCGCATCCTTTGTAATGTCGCCAATCTGCTCCATCCAAGCCGGATTCGGTACTTCCTTGCCGCCGTCGTTTCCGTCTGCATTAGGCTTATTCCCCGCGCCGTTATCCCCACCGTTTCCGGCAGGTTTTGGATCAGGTTCAGCTCCCTGCATTCCGCCCATAATGTCCTTAATGTCATTAGCTCCGGCATCTGGTGCCGGGTTAGTATTCTTTGTTTCTCCGTCCATCAGTTTGTCTCCTTTCTGCAATCGAAAATTGCATCACTTATCTGCATATCATTATTGCATCCAAGTCTTTTAAAAATCATAAACTTTGCATAATTATTTAATGCAATTTCACGCTCGTTTGAAATTTGACAGTTAAAAAATTGCAAATCCTTAAGAAGCTGATGCAGCACTATTTTACCGTCAGCTGTTGAAAATACACGACGGAAACACTCTGTCATTTTCCTGTCTCGTTCTTCTATGATTTTCTTCTTATCCTCGTAATCCTCATCCAGTTCTGCATAAATCTCATCTGTTTCAAATGCTTTAGCCATTCATTCCCCCTGTAAGCTGCTTGTTAATCTGGTCCATCATAGACCCCTGCTGTGCAGCTTCTCCCATCTTGTTTGCGTTCTGCATAAGCGTCTGAGCCATAGCCATCTGCTGCTGCTGTACGGCCGCTTCCTGCTGAGCTTTAATTCTTTCTTCACGGATTTTTTTAACATCGTCGTCCTCGCGGATAACGTTCTGAGGCATTTTCATACCTTCCATAGTGCTCTTCATCAGCTGATCACCATCAATAAAGTCACCTGCGTTAGGGAACATCTGCAGAATAGGACCAACTGCATTAAGTGCCTGGAGCGTTCCGCCCATCTGGTGATACTTCTGCTGGTTCTGAGCAAGAGGCCCTGTAAAATCAATTTTGATTACAGCATTACTCTCAATAAGAGCCATAGGAACAGGCGGCAGCATCTTCGCCCTCATAAGCAGGCTAAAACTTCTTGAAATAACTTTAGAAAGGAATTCATTAAGAGTAACGATAAAAGTAGAAAGAGTGGCCGCTTTTTCGCCCTGCAGTTCCATAACCTCAGTAGCAGTCATATTACCCTGACGTTCCTGCAGAGCAAGAAAGTAATCAACATAAAACCAGTCTTTTACGTCCTTATCATAGTTTCCTAATTCTTGCAGAGTTATAGGGTAATTTTCACCAGTTTTAAGTACTTCAAGAGTACTGCCTGGGGTTGGCTTATAATTAACAGCTTTTGGCCCCATATTTACATCTCGCCAATCATCACTTGCGAGCATAGGCGGTTCAGCAGAAGTCTGAGCAATCTGCAGGCTTGTTTTCTTAATAATGTTTAAGGCTTTAATTTCATTTAGCGCATCCTGGGCAGGACTTGAGCCGTAAGCAAAGCTAGCGTATTTATCCCACTCAAAAACAGCATAAGGAAATTCATTATAGCCCGATTCAGATATAATCCAGCTGTTAGTAAGGTCAATGTAAACACACGCGTAAGGCATGTTTTTTGAGTTTTTAAATTCAGGATTGTACTCAGTACGCGGATAAACACACATAAGAATTTCGCAATCGTCATTCCAGTGAGAAGTCTCCTTTACTTTTTCCCTCATGTTTTCGTGCACATTTTCCTTGCCGAAAAAATCCACAATGTTCTTAAGCTTATCAGAATACCAGCGGAAGCAAGTATCAACTTCTCCGTAAGAATTCACATCAAAATAAAGTTGATTAGGCGGATAATGAATAAAACGAAGCCGGCTGTTTTTAATATCTTCATCAATATAAAGTGCTCCGTGGCCTATGCAGGTACAATCTCCCACTGCTGGATTCGTCTCACGGTAAAAGTTTGTGCGATTAAACATTGCAAGCATAACCTTTTCACAATTCTCAAGCCAGTCTTTAACACCATATTCTTTTAAAAGTTCATTATTTTCGAGTCCCAGCTTAAACCACACAAGGGAAGGGCTAACTGCATAGCCCATAATTCCAGCATCCAGAGTTTTCTTATAACCGTAAGCCTTAGAAGTAAAACGTTTAGGACGGGTCGGCACTTTACCAACCGAGTCCCATTCATACACAACATTGTTAGAAAACTTCTGCGCCTCAGTCCAGTCATTTTCAAACTCAGCACGGTTTTCCTTAAGCTGCTCCCAACGTGCTTTTAAAGCCTTTAACTTGTCCTCATTGTTTTCCATGCTTAAAGAATACAACAGTCAAGTTTTATCTGACATAAACAAGTAAAAAAAAATGGACTGCAATTAAGCAGTCCATCTATAAAAATCTGTTTTAGTTATTTAGTTTTCTTCTTTTTCTCTTCTTCATAAGCTAATTCATACAGCTTATCCTTACAAGCCCGTGTTAATTTTCTAAGGCTTTCTCTTCGCTTTAATTCTTCTATATTAATATTTCCCATAGGCCACATTATAACATTGCTTTTTATAAAAGCGCAATATTAAACCTTTTTAAATCCAATTTTTGTTATAGCTTCAATAATTTTGTTATTATAAACTATTTTACATTTATCACATAAATGTAATTCTAATTGGTAAGAACCTACATTTCTCGATTTATAGGTTTCTTCATATTTGCCAATTTCTTCATAATAACCATCATCATATTCTATGAATTCTCCAATTTTTTCTTTGCAATTATCACAATAAAATAAATGATTCCTTTCTTCTGTTTGAATTATTTTTGTTTCTATTTCTTCCATAATATAATTCCTTAAAAAACTTAAAATATTATATCAATTATTTTTTTATAAACCAATACTAAAAAACCGCCGGCAAGTATTGCAGCCACTCACCGGCGGCCAAAATCGTGTAATTTAAACTTTTAAGAGGTAAGGGAATTTCGCCTGCTCCCCAACAGTTCCTACTATCGGGCCGTAGCCCTTAAGATAAATCTTGCCAACGGCAAGCTATATCAAAATCGCCAACGGCGTTCTGGTATACTAAAACAGTTCATTCTGCACCGGCTTTTCAGCAGGTAAAGGTTTTACAAGCTTCACATTATCCGGCCCATAATACTTAAAAAATGCAACTCTATACTGATTTTTTAGCATTTTCTTTTATCTCCTCATAATAATCTCTTGTTCCAATGTCGTGTAGATAATCACTAGGTTTACAATTTATAAACTTACTTATATCTGCACTTGCTATTTCCAACATCTGACGCAAGCGTTCTATTTCAATGAGCAAAAGTTCATCACTCATTTTTTTCTTCCACCTCGTCAAAAAGAGTAAGCTCTTTGTCCCAGTCTGCCCCGTAGGTCTCTACAACTTTTCTAAAGTCGTGAAGGTCATAATCCAGAATAGTGATTTTTCTCTCGTCTCCGGTTTCATCAATGCAGATTTTCAAAAGTTCACGCAATAAAGCAATGTCTTTTTTCTTATCTGAAAATGTAGCCATGTTGTACTGATAAATTGTCACCATTGCATCTGCATCAGTAGCCCACTTAAACTTAGCCGGTATCTTTTCTACTTCTGCATAGATAAGATTCTTTTGTTTATCAGTTTTCATACTCTCTGATAACACACAGACAACTTTGACATTCATTGCCTTCTGCACGATTAAAAGCTCTTCTTCTTCAATCAGTCTTTCAGCTCTCTTTTCCCACGACGGGCTTCTTACAAATTCTTCCATAGTTTTTATCCTCCAAAATTAAAAAGTCCCTGCGCCTTAAAATCATTAAAACGCTGTTCTTCTTTTTCATAGTATTCCTTATTTTTCTCACAGCCATAAAAGTCATACCCATATTCCCATGCAGCAATACGGCTGCTTCCACTTCCTAAATGGCTGTCAAAAATCTTATAACCTTCTTCTGCAAAGCGGCTTAGAAGGTATTTGTATAATTCCACCGGCTTCTGAGTCGGATGGATTTTTTTTTCACAGTTATATCCGCCATTCATTAACCTGATTAATTTTGCCGGTTTGTCATAACTAGTCCAGGCAATTTCAACCTGCGAGAAGTTTTCCCAAGGCTGAACTTTATCCCATACTACGATGCACCTTGATGGCCCTAAATTAAAATAATTTCCCCCCATATAACTTGATTTTTAGATATTCTAAATAGCTCTTTGAAATAATCTTCTCCTGGTGGCTTTTCGTCCCAGCTACAATCAGATTTGTTCAAAAATCTATTTTTTAATTTTCCGGCTCCACCATTTAATCTTTTTCTGGAAGTGTAAACACCACCACTATAACCAGCTCCCATTCCCATCTTAGGCGCATTAATTCCATAAGGTGGATCCACAATAGCCAGGTCAAAAAACTTATCTGGAATAGTCCGCATGTAATCCATGCAGTCACAATTAAAAACATCACTTACCATAATTAAAACGGATCCCATTCCTTAGTCTGTCGCTGCGGTCTCCAGCTGCCATTTACTTTGCGTAAATGAGTAGTAGGGTGCATAACAAAGTCGCTCATAACCGCATAACGAAATTCATCATAAACATGGTCCTCAAGCTTAGTATCAATGTCCTCCGGGTGATTCGGATTAGGTGTAAGCATAGGAATTGTCCTGATAAACGCCTTGCAGGTATTGAATACCTGGAACATCGGCGTTCCATTCTGGTCTACCGTCTGCTTAAAAATCTGATCCACCATAACAAGCCCGTTTATGCGGTCATTGTTTGCCGGAACCATGTTAAATCCAACGTCCGCAAAATCCTGCATAATGCACTGATTATTTTCTTCACTCCATATAGCAGGGTCTGCAACCATATCTTTAATTCCTTCAAGGCTTGCAAACTCCCACGCTTCCTGAGCAAGCACTTTGGACTCTTTTTTAACGCCTACGTTGTATTCATCCTGCTTACAGCCATAAAGCTCGCGGTAACGTATCAAACGTCCCTGAGAATTAACAGCATAAAAGCCGATTGAATACGGCTTAGCCCATCCCCAGTCCATCGCACAGAAGCGAAACCACATTCCCTGTTCAAGAATAAACGGTTTGCATACATGAATGTTCGGTCTAAAACTTTCCAAAACCTGCCCCTCAAATACGCTCCAGTCTCCAAAACGTAAAGCACGTGCAATATGACTTGGAAGGCTTAAAAGCTTCTTTTCATAATCAGGGTCATTCTGCATTAACACCTGATTATCATTCAAAGTAGAAGGAATAAAGCAGGCTGTATCACGGCTTTTTATTCCGTTTAATTCAGTTTCTATGTAGAAAATCTGATTA